CTTGAAAAGCTTGGCATGGAATTCAAAAAATATTTTATTTAATTGGAATCTTGCGAAAATTTATTTTTAATAATATATAAAAATAGTATTCTCATTTCGTAATTTATAAAAATTTCTACTATAAATATAAGGTAATGAATGAATTAAAAATTACTGATGAATCAGATAAAATAACATTACAATTAGGCGATATTATAGAAATAAACGCGCCATCTGATCCTGATATACATAATCATGTTTATTATATTAAGTATTTGAATAATAATAAAATATATTTAGTAGAAAAAAATGGTAAAGAATTAACACTTCTTATGGATGAAACCGGAAATTTGAATAATGAGTCTATACTTGGTTTCACAATTTTAAGTCGTTCTGATTATCCTGGTTATGCTAAACAAAAAGGATTAGATACTGGTAAATGGGTAGATGTTTATTTTAGCGGTGATGTTCCGTTTAGTATGACTGGTAAAATTACAAATATGGAAGAAGATATGATTGAAATCACAAGTTTTCCAGATAAAGAAATTATTTATATTGATTTTGGGTATAAAGGCATTCCAGAGGATATACCTATTGAAAAAATAATATTAAGAACTCCACCAGATGATATAAGTGTTGATATTCCAAGTATGAAAGATATTGCTATTGATAGCGTTTTCGGCGAAACCCCACAGAGTCAACCTGACTCACAACTGCCACTCACAATGATATTACCAGAATTACCAACATTTGTTTTTGAAGACGGTGATATCGATGAGTTTCAGGAAGAAGATATACAATCTGGTCAAATTCAAGAAAAAATACAAGATTTGATTTTTGGTGCTGACCAGATAAAATTTGGCGATGAATTAACAGAAATCACACAAGTTGTTGAAGTATCATTATCAGAACAACGGTTTGGAATTGAAAAACAAACACAGGATCTATTAGATGATTTGCTCTCAAGTATTCCAAATTTAGAACGAACTGAACTAGTATTGAATAATATTCATAAATTGATTGAACGTTTTAAAGAATTAAGAACGATGTATTCTAAATTTGATGAACAAGGAAATGCGTTAATGCCAACAATTAAAGGTGCAAATTATAAACCTTTGGTCGAATCGTTACAAAAATTTAATCAAAAATTACATTGGTTATTGCCTGTTGTAAAAAACAAAAAGAAACTTTATCAAGAAAATGATGGCGATGATGATATAACCGAAAACGATGAAGGCGCCAATGATGATTATATTTTAACTTCATTGGGTAATGTAAGAAAACAAGAACAAGAAATCATAAATCGGTATAATGAAGGTAGTTTTCCAGAAAGTGATAATAAATATTCTTATTTAATGAACGCTTTGAATGAAACTCTTACTCCGTTTGATGAACCTACGAATAAAGAAAATTATTTAATTACTACTGATGTTAACGCAAATATTAACACAATTGTAGATAATTTAGAAGATTTTTATTCATCAGTTGCAATATACTCCACAAAAAATAAAAGTTCTTTTATTGTGCGTAAACGGTTCTTAACCCAAGTATATAACACAGGATTAGATACAATTGAAATGAGTAAAGTAAGAGGGTCAGGAGATATAGTGAACCGAAAACAATTAACACCAAATGATACACTTACACTGAAATCATTATTAACATTACCCGAACCAGTAGTACGGTTTTCAAGAGTAAATTTGCCTTCTACTGATATTTTTATTAAATCGAATTTAAATCGTAATTATTTAAATTATTGGAAATTATTAAATCGGAAAACGGTAGTTTCTACGAAGGTGATAGATAATCTGGATATGCAAATAGATTATGATGAAACAACATTTGTTAATGATGTAAAAGAATATATTTTAGATGAAACGATAAAAGATAATGATAAATATAAAAAATATTTAGACATTGTCATACCTAAAACACGAGTATTGTTCAATATAATGAAACCATACATAAAAGATAAACTTTCAGTTTATGCAGTATTATCTTATTTGGAACCCTTTTTAATTTATCAAAAGGATTTATCGTTTATGCAATATGAAGAAATCACTAATTTTATTAAAAGCAAGATAATTGATATAAAAAAACAATATATTAAAGATAGTAGATATTTTAATACTATAAATCAAAGCAAAATAACATTTGATCTTACCGAATTATTACAGATATTAAATATTAACGATGAGTTCCGTAAAGAAATATTTATAGATGGTTATGAGTTTGAAAATATGTATCCTTCAATGAGCGTATCAGAATTTATGAAGAAAATAAATGATCATGATAATGGGATAATGTTTAATACTGCGATTGCTATGTTATCTAATCGGTTATTATTGTCAAATATAGAAACCGATGAAATAGCAAAAAATATTGATGAACATATGAAAAACACAAATAATGAGTATAAAACTGATAAAAATAATTGTCGTGAAATAAAACAATTGGCAAAAAGATATATAGAAATAGATGAGTTAGAAGATGATAATGGAAGTGATAAAGAAGTGTTTTTTGATAAAATGTATGATAATACTTATTATTCTATTGTAGATGAGTATAGGGATAAATTAAATACGCAATTTAAAACATTAGAGGAACGAATTGATTTTCTCTCTACAATGTTGATTAAAAAAAATGGTATTATTCCAAAAGAAGCAATCCGTGATGCCAGAGCAATGATTGTTGGAAAACGAAGAGTTGAAGATGGAGATTATGCTGCGTTAGTGATTGCGAATGAGAGAAATATCACAACTGATGCGTTAAGTATGTTATATTATAAACGTATTAATGGTGTTTGGATATTACAAAAGGATATATCAAATGATTTTTTCATTGATACAAAAACGAAAACAGTGTGTAATCTATTAACAGAATGTATATATGATAATAAAAATAAACAATGTGATACCATGGGCAATGAAGAAATACAATTAAAAAATAGAGTATTATCAGAATCATTGAATGAGTTTGAAACCAGTTTATATAAAAACAACGACAAATTAATAGAACTACTTGAAAATAAAAAAGTAGAAGTTTTAAAAAGACTTAAGATAATAAGAATCATTCATTATAATGATAAACTTAAATATGATAGACAACAGTATATGTTAGGTAATACTGCAAAAGAAGTAGATATTCAGGAATCGCCTTACACGAAATTACGCGATATTATATTAGGACAAGCAGATTTTGCCAAACGGCAGTTGGATATTTCTAAGTTTGTATTAAATTATACCAGAAAAGCGGATGAAGGTGATAATAAATATTGGTTATATTGTATTAAAACGCATACTAAATTATTACCTACTTTTATTTACAAATTGTCTAAAACTTTTATGAGTAATAACAATTATAAAAATATGATAGAACTTTTATGCACGGAACAAGGAACATTAAGTGACGACGGTGATGCGTGGGTAGATAAACACAGTGGGTACATTATCCGTAAAATAGATTTGGATGTTTCAGATGAATATACTGAAGAAGGATTTAAATCAATTACACGGGCAGTCTTAGAAGAAGATTTGAGTGATTCTATTATTCAAGAACCTAAAACACAAAACGAGTTTATTAATCCTGACGCAACTAAAATAGTGAAAGTTGTAAAAACAATGAGCGGATTTATGGGAATTAATATTGAAAACAAACATGAATTTATTATCAGAAATGTAATTAAAGAACAAGGTAGTTCGATGCCTTCTAAAACAGACTATGAAAAAGCAATCCAAAGTGCTTCTACAAAAAGCAAAAAAGCAATTGATAAATATGATAGTTATGAGAAAACATATGATGCTTCATTAATGTTTTTATCCTTATCTTATTATTTGGTGGCAATACAAATTAGTATCCCTCTTGTAAAAACACGTAAAACACATCCAGGTTGTGTAAAATCATTTATGGGGTTTCCGATTGAAGGGTCAGAAGATATGTCAGGTATGACTTATGTTGCGTGTGTCGCCAGTAAAATGGAGAAACGTTCAATTGAACCGTGGAATTCAATCGCAAAATTAAAGGAAAAAGATATTCTTAAACGAATGGAGGCAATTATCGTTAAATATGTATTAAAAAATGAAGAAGTAATTAAATTAATAAAAGAAAAGAAAGATTATTTATTAATGAATAAAGAAACTGATGTTATACCAGAAGAACATGATATTGTAAAATGGATTAATTTTTTGCCGCCGCTTCGCGAATTAACAATGAAACCTATTCAAAATATATCGAAAGAGTTTGAAACTGAATTAATTGATTCTATGCGCACAAAATCAAAAAAACAGGATATGATGATTCAAGTAATAAAGGGGAAAATTATTTATTTTTCAATGGGTATTCAGGAAATGATACAAACGGTTGTAAATAAAAAGAGTGCTATATTAACGAACTCTAATTCCGAACCGTTTTTGGAAAATGCATGTTGTGATAATAATGAAACGAATACTCTTAATTATTTTATTAAAGAACAACCAGATATAAGTAATTACAATAATAAAGTTAAACAATTAGGCGATATTTATAATGATATTATTCAAATGGGAAAATCGCCTATTTTATTTGAACCGAGAGATACGAGACGAAAATATATTAAATTACCAATTGGGTTTTCCGAAGATACAATTTATAGGGCATTTATTGTTTTATGTAAATATAATAGCGAATTGCCTATTAGTGATGAATTAAAAGCAATTTGTATGAATAAACCAACGAATTTAGATTATAGTGATTCTATGGAAGAAAATATTAAAAAATTAAAAAGTGATGGTAAATTATTTAATAATGCATCCTTACAACAATTACTTAGAATTGTAAATAAAACAAATAGCGTGAATTTTAAAATAACACGTCCATCAATTCACGCGAACGTAAATGTATTAAAAGATATATTGAATTCATTAAATGACCGTGACATAGAAAACATACCAAAACAATTTATTAATAAATTTTTAGAAATGATAGATACAGATAAGGTGGATATAAATGGCATTTTTGAAGATACGATGGAAATGCGCGCTTTTAAAAATTATTTAGGGACAATTAATGAAAAAATGGAAAATGATATTATTGCTATTATGAATAAATCTTCTAAAATGAAAAAAAATGAGTTAAATATGTTTATTGAACAGTTTAGAACCATTATTATATTTAAAGAAACAGGAAATAACACATTTATTGAAAGTGAAGATGAAACAATTTATAAAATGGTTCAATTCATAAAAAATGCGTTAAGAGATATAACGCGTGTTTTTCCTAATATGATATTAAATAAAGTAGAATATGATAATGATACTGTCATTCCTAAACATTGGGACTTATCAGAAAAACATGTGGGTGATATCCGAAAAACATTAATAAATCGTTATTCCTCTTTATACCAATTTTATCATGATACCGATATTAAACTTGTCGCTAAAAAAATACTTTCATTGACGCGTGATATGGAATTATTAGTAAATAATACAATGTTTTTTTCTCCTCTTAAAATTGGTGAGGATAAATATATTTATTCGGTATTTGATAGACGGTTAACTATGTTGTTATTTAAATTTTATTTTTACAATGTATTTACTGATATTATTTCTTTGAAAGAAGACAGTGATATTTTACTCAAAACAATAGTTAAACCATTAACTAGTAAAATCGTTTCTGACCAATTAGATAATTATATACAGTCTCAAGAACCAATTACAACTGATATTAATGTAGATACAGGAAATATTTCTGAACTGGAAATTGTATTAGGTGAGAAAATGGAACTTATGGATAAATTAGTTAATTTAATTGCGGTATTTACAGGGATTATATATATTGATAAAAAAACAATTGATTTTAATTATAAAACTTTAATGGAAAGAGTAATGAGGTCAAAAGAACGTGAAAAAGATATAATTACAACTAATTTTAAGAAAATGACAGATGAAAAACGTGAAGTACAAAATTTATTTAAAAACCATCGTCTGGGAGATTGGAATAAGGGAATGCAGAAAGGATTAGTAAAATATCAAAAAGACACATATGATGCAGAGAGAAATGATATGGACTTATATGATTCAGTTGTTGATACTGTTATTGATGGCAATCACGACCATACTGATATTTTGCTAGGCGAGGAAACATTAAAAGATGCTGATATTAATGAGTTTGAAGATAATAATATTGAATATATGGGCGAAGATGCTGATTATCAAGAAATGGGATTAGATGGGGATGAACAGTATTAAACATTTTTCTTTAATTCTTTTTTCTTGAAAATAGATTTTATTTCTGTGTATATTTTTATTTTGCCATATATATTTTTGAAAAATTGATATATTTATTGATAAATATATTAATATAATAATAAGAACTATAGAATGAGTGGAAAGGAAAATAATATATTACAAAAAATAGAAAAAACAGATGAAGAAATAGAATTAAAAGATACACCGTGCGTGGTGGATGATGAAGAATATCACGATGAATACGATAATGAATACGACGATTATGAGTGTCGTGTTTCTACAAAATTAATTATACGTGATAATAAATTAGTTAAAACAATACAAAATGAAGAACAAAAACGTTTATTGAAAGAAAAAATAAAGTATCAAAAAGAAAATAAAGAACGAAAAATAGAAGAAACAAAGAAACGAAAAATAGAAGAAAAAGAACAACAAGTTTTGTATAAAAAAAAACAAGCGGAATTAAACGAAACTGAAATGAATAAAAAAATAAATAATATAATAAGTCCGGAAATTGAAGAAATTGACGATTGGGAAAGTTTGTATTAAATTATATTAATACAAAAAATTGAAATGGTTATAAAGTAATTATAATTATTTACCCCCACCCCCAAAATATTATTAATTAAGTATCAGTATGATTCTTCCAATTAGCGTTGAACGTGCCTTTGTTAATGCCGAAAAGGAACAACAAATAAATACAAATGATATATCGCAAACAAAAATTCATATGTGTTTTAAACGGAATGATATAGGTTATAAAAATACATATTATATTCTTACAGGAACAAGACAAGAGGTAGAGACATATATTAATATGGAAAAATTACATAAAAAATTAGAAAAAGAAAGCAGTCATTGTATGACAGATGATTATAAATTTATAGAAACACCATTTGAAACCTATTGTAATTACTCATGTATTTATCTCCACGATGACCCTTTATGCGAAAATTCTGAAGAAGATAAATGTTGTTCGAATTGGGTTTCTAGTGAATTTAATAATTATGTTGAGTTAGAGAAGTATATTAAAATCATTCCACATGATTACAGTTATTATAATAAATATCATATTATTTATATGGATAACTCTGAAACATATGAATCTGTTACAAAGGGATCTTATTCGATTAATCGGTAGGTAATAATGTTTTAATATAATATTAAATAATATAATATTATATAAATATTATATAAATATGTTTCGTAATTTAATTCGCGCAAATATAACATTGTTTTCTATTTTACTCTTTTTAATTTTTTATATATTAATTGTTGCTTATAAACCGAATTTTATTTACAATAAAGACGGTAGTCTAAGAACATTTGGTGTTGGGTTTAGCAAAAAAACGGTTATCCCAGTATGGTTTTTATCAATATTTTTATCATTAATGTCTTATTTCATATTATTTTATTATGTTTCATCGCAACGATTACAATAATTATTTTCATCTTTATAATAAAATAATTTTAATTTTTATTTTTATTTTTATTTCATTCATTATTTTTTTATTCATTCGAAGAATATATACGTGGAGGTTCATCCTTTATTTGTTGTTGTAGTTTTGTTTTTTCCTGTGATTCGTAATCTTTATGACGTTTTTGTATTTCTTTTACATTTTGTGAGCAACCATTATTTACAATATAATTATAACCAACTGATGTGACTAGCGTACCTGTAAGCATAAACCATATGTATTCAGCGACAATGTCTTTTAAACGAATAAAATTCAAGAGTTTATTTTTTAGTTCTAAATTGTCCTTTACATTTGATTTAAACAAAGGTGACATATTAGACCAGAATTTTTCAAAATTAGTTTGTGATATTTCATTCACTAATAAAGACCGATCAGTATAAATATGTTCTAAAGCTTCTGCCATTAATTCGATATTTGTATTTTTAATATCAGTTTTATCAATTTTCGGTTTAAAAATTGTATTTAATAAATCATTTATACCGAACAGTTTCGTGACACCATACCCAAAAGTATTTGAAAATGGAGATAACCATCCGGGAAATGCCATAAGCATTAAATTAAGTATTCCAAAAATCAAGAACCATGGAATTATCGTAATAAATATGGCAGACCCTGTTTGCGCTGAACCACATAATGATGAGGTAATTGACATATTAATAAAGAATTCTCCAATAATAAGTAATAGCACATATATTCCAAAATAAACTTTATTTTTACTAGGTTCTGAATTGTATTTAACGACAAAATAAATACTTGTTAAAATAAAAAATAATAATATTGCAGAAGAAGGATCACTCATTTATATATTATAATTAATAATTTATTTTATAGAATTATACAATTTTATTAATAAAATAAATTATTAATTATAATATAGTATATATTGAATGAATTATGTTAATAATGCGCCTTCATTGATTGAACCAGGAGTTAGATATTTTATAGGAGGAACATTAAAAGAATGTTGTAAATTTAAAGATCGCTATATAAATCTGTTTTTTAATATAGGCATTACTATATTATTTATCGTATTAATTACTATATTTTTACTGTATAGATATAAAGGTAGTCTTACTCCACGTGAAATAGAATTGAAAAATCGTGAAAAACAAGAATATATTGTTTCAAAACTCCAACAATTATCTTACCAAAAAAAACAAGATAATTATAATGAAACAATGATTACTGATTTGCCTGTATGGGACAATAATATTAATTAAATAAATGAATTAAATACATGAATTAAATAAATGAATTAAAAATTATATATTTTCTAATTTAGAAATATTAAAATAATAAAATTATAATAACATATATTAAGGTATATTAAAAAATCTTATTATAATTATGGATAATACATTAATTGAAGCAATAAATGATTATTATAAACTTAAACAACAATATGATGATACAGTTATAAGTCAAAAAAATAAAATATTAAAAAATGATACATTATCATCAAAAGATAAACGTCGACGATTTAAACAAATTGTTTATAAATGTATTAATTGTAAACAAAAGGGTGGAACTATTTTCACAAATATGAATGGATATCTTAAAGCAGTATGCGGCAGTGATACACCGTGTAAATTAGATATTGAAATAATGAAAGGGAAATATAATGATTTACGCGATGTTAATAGAGAATTAACATATGAAACTGATATGTTGCAAATTAATATTATCAAAACAAAATTAAGGTTTTTATTTAATTTAATTTCAGAAGAAACATCTATTAACGATTTTGAATATTTACGAAATCAGTTATCTTTAAAATCAATCGAAAATTATGATATTTTGATTAAATACAATGATATTTTTAATAATAAAAAGAAAGAAAATGAAATTAGAAAAAATACGACACAATTAATTCATGAAATCAGCAAAATAAAAGAATTATATAAACTCTATTTACAAGATAATAAAGAACCTAAAATAAAGGAAATGGTTGATATTTATGTTTCTGTTATAATACCAATTGAAGAAAAAATAAGAGATTTAAAATATGTAGAAGAATATGTCGATTTAAACGAAAATAATAATACATCTGATCTTATAACTAAAACTTATACTATTTCTGATTTAGAAGTAGAAATTTCTGCTTATGAAAAGTTGAAAGGAGAGAAATTAAATAAAAAAGTTGGTGTTATTAAATCTAAAAAATAAAAAATATTTTTTTACAAAATATTAATATGAAGAAAACCCCATATTTAATAATGAAAATTTTCGTTGAGATATATTGATGAATATGTTAGCAAATAAAAATTTAACAGGTAATGTAAATATAACGGTACTTGAGTGTTTAACTTTTTGAGTGAAAATAATTAAATACTTATATTTATTGAGAAATATATATAAGTATATATATAATAATGAATACATCACCATTTTGGGTCAATGATATTAAAGTTTTATTTAAACAGAATGATATATCACAATTATTTCCATTAGAAATAATGACATTCGAAGAGAAATTAAACGCAATCACAAGATTAGTTATATTAATGACTTTTTTAGGGTTTTCAATAACAAAACAAAAAAAAATACTAATTACAGGTATAATCTCGTTATTAGCAATAATTTTTCTCTACAAAATAAAAATACAACCAAAATTAAATAAGACAATTAATATTAAAGAAGGATTTAGTAATCCTGAATTATATAAACTATTAAAAAAAAAATTTACAACACCAACTATAATGAATCCATTAATGAATATATTACCAAATGAAATTCAAGATAATCCTAAAAGAAATCAAGCAGCACCAGCATACAACAGTGCTGTAGAAAAAGAAATAAATGAAAAAACAAAAGAATTTGTAACTAATAATTTTGATGATAAAACAAATATTGATGAGAGATTATTTAAAGATTTAGGAGATAATATAATGTTTGATAATTCTATGCGAACATGGTATTCTACCGCAAATACTACTGTGCCAAATGACCAAAAATCGTTTGCTGAATATTGTTATGGAGATATGGTTTCGTGTAAAGAAGGAAACGAATTTGCTTGTTCAAGAAATTCTCCGCCACATTGGATTAATTAAAACATTTATCTATCAAAATTATGATTTTAAATAAATAAATATATTATTTATATTATTATTTTAAATAAATAAATAATAATATATTAAATCATTATATATATATATATATATATATATATTATAATGGCAACTGTTTATGATTATAAGTTTTATAATAATACCAGATTAGGCGATGATAAATGTGACATGAGTCAACGAAACCTACAAAACTCATCAGCAGCAACGTATATGCTCGATAATTTTAAACCAGCATGCCCAATGAGTAGTGCAATTGATTTTGCCACAAGTCAACCAAATGTGAATTATACAGGCAGTCATCAAGTTGGCATCAATGGATGTAATATTGATGAAAATTCTTCATTGCTTATGAGTGAATTATTAAAACCGAAATGTCGTATTAGTTTATTACAGCGCCCTTTTTCCACTGTTCCGTTCTTAGGTCGTGGACGTAGTGATATTATTTTAGAATCACAAATCCAACAAGGAGACTTTGCGAATAACAGAAAAAGCATTAACCTTAGTAGTGAAATTAGTCATATAACTTATCGCCATACACCGATGATTCCTTCTCTTCAATCAACTATTACAAATCCTGCTAATTTAGTAGAAGGTGCTGCGGCGGAGGGATGGATTCGTGGCGGAGTTCCTTCTCGCGAACTTACGCGTGATAAAGATTACGCGAAAACACATAATGCAACCCAATATTTTTAATTAATAATAATACAATAATACAATAATACAATAATACAATAATACAATAATACAATAATACAATAATAATTTAAATATTAAATTATTATTAATATTAATATTAACAACTATATTATGTGTGAAGTATATCAAACAGATTTTTTGTGTACTTATAAATTATTTGATGATAATTATACAGATTATTTATATAAAATCCAATTAATGCAAGCGTTTAATATAAATACATGGGATGATATTATTGTAAATAATGTTTGTAATAAATTATATGAAACATTAATAAAAAATGAAATGTTTAGAGATATTGTAGAAAAAGCATCAAAAACAAAAGATATAAAAGAAATATACGATTATATTACTTCACACGAAAATATAGATAATGAAAAACAAAAAATAATTTTTTCATTGCTGTTTAAATATGAATATTTTGATTTAATTCATCATTGTATTATAGAGCAGTTTAATAATGGATATGTTAGAGAAAATACAATTAATATGATTATGAACAAATTATAGTTTATAAATCATAATTGCTTTTTAGTCCGTGTAATTAAAAATTACCATCCATATCAAAAACAGTATTATCCTTTTTTTTTGTCGCCAACGCATATTCTCCTACTCTTTTTTCAAAAAAATTAGTTTTTCCTTCAATAGAAATTAATTCCATAAAATCAAAAGGGTTGCCTGTATTATATATTATACTACATCCTAATTGAAGACTTAAACGGTCAGCGACAAACTCTATGTATGCCGACATAGATATAGCATTCATAGAAATCAACTTACACGGCAGTGCTTCACAAATAAATTCCTTTTCTATTTTAACAGATTCTTTAATAATATTATGAATTTGTTCTTTAGTTAATTTATTGTTTAATTTGTTATACAGTAAGATCGCGAATTCAGTATGTAATGCTTCATCTCTTGAAATAAGTTCATTACTGAATGTTAATCCAGGCATTAAACCGCGTTTTTTTAACCAATAAATAGAACAAAAAGCCCCTGAAAAAAAGATTCCTTCTACACATGCAAAAGCAACTAACCGAGTAGCAAAAGATGAGTTTTTATCATGAATCCATTTAATTGCCCAATCTGCTTTTTTCTTAATACATGGAAAATTGCTTAATGCTTCAAACAATTTAGTTTTTTCATCCTTTTCTTTTATATATGTATCAATTAAAAGAGAATACATTTCTGAATGTATATTTTCCATAGCAATTTGAAACCCATAAAATGCTCTTGCTTCGCTTAATTGAACTTCACCCATAAACCTTAATCCTAAATTCTCTAAAACAATTCCATCAGATGCTGCAAAAAAAGCAATAATCATTTTAATAAAATATTTTTCATCTTGATTTAGCGTATTCCAACTAATTATATCTTTGGATAAATCTACCTCTTCTACTCTCCAAAAACATTCTACCTGTTTCTTATACATGTCCCAAATGGATTGGTCTTGAATTGGAAACATAACAAACCGGTTATCGTCTTCTGTAAGTAATGGTTCATGTTGTTTCGGTATTTCTAAATATGAATCCATATTTTATTAATAATAATATTACGTTTAATATTATATATATATATAATATATTAATTTAATATTTAATATTTATTTATTATAGTAATTTATTAATAAATGGCACATATTGCTGATCAAGATAAAATATTGGAATTTATTAAAAATGAAATAATAAATAAGAAAAGAGATTTGGCAAAAAAATATAAAGAAATTAAAAAAAACAATTTAGATAATGAAATACGCGATGATTATGCTTTGTATTTTAATAATGAAATAAATAATAAAAAAGAACAAATAGATAAATTGCGTTTATTAACTGAAATGAATGATAATTTATATTTAGACATTAATAATGATTATCTAAAAAATGAACTTATACATGATCAACGCGATTTAATGAATGAAATCGAAAAAATAAATAAAGAATTAAAAAAAATGGAATAATTTATAATAAGATAGTATATTATATAAATGGTTAACAAAAAATATAAAAAATGTTTTTGTGTTAAAGAAATAAATGAAACAAATACACCTGATTCTGATGAGACTATTTCTTTAATTGACAAACCCTTTCCTATAAAAGAAGAACAATTGATTGATTTGCCAATAAACTCCAGAGTAGAAGATGATGATATTGACCAAGAACTGAAAGAAAGACTTGCTCGTTTAAAAAAAATAAATGGTGGTTATAAACGGACAAAAACCATAGGTGAACGATTAGTTCGTGATTATTCATATAAACGCAAGAAAGGCGGAAAGCGAAGCATGAAAAAGCGAAGCATGAAAAAGCGAAGCATGAAAAAGCGAAGCATGAAAAAGCGAAGCATGAAAAAGCGAAGCATGAAAAAGAGAAGCATGAAAAAGAGAAGCATGAAAAAGCGAAGCATGAAAAAGCGAAATTAAATATTTAGAAGTATTTACACATTGTAAAAAGATATTATATTAATTTTTATATTAATATATTATAATGACTCATCCTTATGACAATGATGTTCCACACGCGTTTAATAGATTAAAAAGACAAAATAAAATAAAGGAAGAAGAGGATTCTA